TGGCAGGAGCTGATGTTGATCCAAAAAATCCTTGCGTGTTTTTTTTGGTTTGCGATTTTGAGAGCGTGTTTGGGTTTGGTTGCCCGGGCGTGCGGCTTGACGTGCTCGACCTTTGGCTGCTTTGTAGTTGGCTCCACGTCGTGCGTTACATGGCTTGCATGAGGGAACCAAGTTGTCTGGTGTGTCGGTTCCGCCTCTGTCGTGCTCAATTAGGTGGTCTGCTTCGGTGGCCTGGCGTTTCTTGCACCAGTGGCACCGGGGTTTATCCGCCAGGAGTTCGCGGCGTGCTTTGAGGTACGCGGCGTTGGATGTGCGCTTAGGCATTGTGGTTTGGCTGACGCGCTTCGCTTGTCCTAGCGCCCTCGCGTTGCTCGGTTGCTATCAGCTCTGATTGGCACGGAAGGCAGACGGGTTTGCCGTTGACTAATTGATGATCGAAATCTGTTTCAAGGTTGTTCGCGTTGCATACTGAGCAATCGCCTACGAATGTTTTGTGTTGCTGCTGGGTCATGTTGTGTGTCAAGGCTACTTAGGCAGAGCTGCCCCGGGCACCATCCCGACCGTTGTTGAAGCACGGTTCACACTCGCCACGCAATGGATCTGTTTGCATGGGCTGAGCTGCCCTTCTGATGGGCGAACTAGGGATGATGAGTCCTCGAGGATTTGCACCTGCATCAGGTCACGCGGCCTGAACGCACCAATGTGATTGGCGTACTTTAGTTTTTCCAAGCTGTGATTACAGCAGAAGCCTCCTGCTTGGATAGTTCGTCAAGTTTTACGACCTCACGATTCAGCACTGTGCCAATCTCACGCATCGTTTGACTGCCCGGTGTAAAGCCCCGGGTCTTAGCCAGCACTCGAATCATGCCAATTTGTTTTTCTGACGCTTTGCCAGGGCCAGCCTTCATGGGGATGACGTTTGTTTGTGGTTCGCCTGTGAATGGGTCTGGGATAGGTTCGCCATCGTCATACCGGGCAATTTCCACACGTGGCTGCTCTTGGCGTGCCATGACCTCTTGTTTGGATGCCATTTTGTGGTCAATGCCAAAGCCCATCATGCCCAATGCGCGACCAAGCGCCGATGTGCTGGCGTTCATTTGCTCTGAGTCTTTGGTGTATGGCGTACGGCCCGGGAATGGCTCCCAGCAGTACGCGATGCATGGCAGTTGATCGTCTTTGTCTCGCCACACGGTGCAACGTATCTCGATGTACAGCTTGTCGTTGACCTCACGAAATGTGGGTTGCGATTCTTGCACTCGCAGGTCTGGAAACTTGTCTAACGCCATGCGTAAGCGTGTTGGTACGTCAACGTAATTGTCAAGGTTGAAACTCACTTTTCCTCCAATAGTTGCATCAGCTCAAACCATTCTTTGACTGGCATTACTGCCATCCATTCGCCCACGTCCGTGATGCCTCGACGTTTGGCGATGATTACGCCTGTGTATGCGTTGGCGTGTGTCATTTGTGCACGCAGCTGCTCAAAGTAGCCGTGCCATGAGTGTGCTTTGCGGTCTTTGACCTCAATGACAACACCGGGCCAGCCTGTGACATCGCCTTTGTCGTCGTGTGTACCTGCTTGGATACGGTCTGCTTTGATTCCGTACTTTCGTAGCCATTTGACTACTGCAAGCTCTGCTGCGTGGCCTTTACGCTTCTGTGGGCTTGTCACGCCAAAACTCCATGTCTCCTAGTACGTGTAGTGGGGCATCAAGCAGTTGATCGCGTGCGTCTGCCATGTGCAAGCAGTTCAGGTAGCCGATTGCGTCAACTAGTGAGTCCTCGTGCATTTTTTCGTTGTCCAGGCTTTTCATGAGCCGAGCCAATTTGACTGCCACCATAAACATGATGGCCTCTTGCACCGTCAAGTTGTGCTTGAAGTTGGTGAGCACGCCAAAGATACGGCGCACCATGGTGTAGTCCGTGAATGGGTGACCGTACTGTTCCATGCGCTCACCGTTCTTGGTGAGCTGCCATGCTCGATACGCGGCATCGCCTGGGTCAATGTTGCTGCTCACTTTTTCCTCTCCGTGGTTTTGACAATGTAGTACACGCATCCCACGATGTATGTCGTAAACACCCCGGCAAAGAAGTAGTCAGTCCACAACATTGTCGTACGTGCTCCAGTTCTCCCAGCCGTAGTTGGTTGCGATGTGCCATGCCACCCACAAGTTGGTCAGTGGGTCAAACAGTTCGGTGCAGTCATCGATCATGCCTTTGGTTTGCAGGTAGCCGCGAGGCCAGTATTTGGTTGGTTGGCACCATGATGGCGTGTGAATCTGCATCAAACCGAAGCTCTGCCCATTGTCACCAATGGCATTGGGCAGGCAGGCTGACTCGAGCTCTGCCACCTGTAGTGCTAGCCATAGGTCATCAAGCACAAAGCCTGCTCGCAGGGCTGTGTCAGCCCATTCTCGGCAGCCTGGGCCTGTGTATGGGGGCATGGTCGTTACGACGCTCTCAGGGCTTCCTAATGCGTCTGAAGCGGTGTCCAAGCCCACCGTGCCCGAAAGGGGAGCCGTGTACACGGTGGACTCGGACACCAGCCCGATGGTGTCGGTTTGTGGGTCGGACGTAACAGCCAGGGTTACGCCAAATAGCCCGGACAAAGCCAGGGCGATTACTGCTAGGGGATTCATGCGACGCTCGGGTGTTCCGGGTCGATGCGAGGCTGATGGGTCAGTTTTGATGGCTCGCTCCAATCCTCGTCAGCGTTGAATCGGTAACGCAGCTGGGCCTTTACGACCTCGCCTTCAGCGTTCCTGAACACTACCAAGTGGAATTGTTGCGCTGTATCTGCACAAAGCCCGGTGAGGACTTCGTAGGTAATCAGGTTGTGTGTCATGTGTAGGCCCCTCCAGAAGCCTGTTTTGACCTTAGCGGCTCTTTCGTCGCTTGTGTGGGATACTCAGTTTCTCCACTTTTCGTACCATTCCCCACGGTATGAGCAGCACGTTGTCAGCACCCTGATCGGCTGTGCAGGTCTGGATCAGTACGCAGTGACGTTTGTACCGCTTCAGGATGCCCACGGACACGCATACCAATGGCTGGTCATCAATGTCCCCTAGTTCGTGCCATTCGTTGTTGTCAAGGCTGTGAGCGTCATGCCACGTCACCTGGACGATGGCCCCGTCTAGTCCAGCCATACCACGTACTCCGCCGCTACCCGGCCTTTGTCTGGGTCAACGAAGTGCAGCCGTTGGCTCGGTATGCCTGTAGCTGCAACGAACTCTCGAGCGTATTCGTTGTGCGACTCTGGTGAGCCTGTCACAAAGATGCGGCCTCCGTTGCTCATTGTCAAGCTCATTGGCGTATGCCAGTGGCCCATGTAGCAGTCGTTGAAGTCCTCAATGACTCCACCTGCCCATGCGTTGACTTTGCGCAGAATGCCGAAGGCTGGCGTGTTACCGCCAAAGCTCTTAATTTCATCGCCATGCACCAGTAGCGCTGTGTAGTTGCCAATCTTGACAATCTGATACCAAGCATCAGATGACTGCCAATCCTTGACTAGATGCCCGACCTTGTTGCGAGCAATCTCATACGAGATTCGATCTACGTTGTCACCCTTTGGCATTTCTCCGTACCGACCAATGCGCCCATGGTTGCCGTATTCGCACACCACGCGCACAGTCTCAAAGTTGCTGGCAAGTGTTGTCACCGTTTTGGCAATCAGCCTGGACACCTCGAACAGTTGCTCGTATAGGTGGCTGTCCACCTCGTATGCCTGCCCAGGGAAAATGCCCATGCCTTCCACCATGTCACCGCCCAGCATCAGCACTGCTTCGCGTACCGGGTGGTGTTTGCGTTGAATGTCGGTGATGTGTAGTGCCTTGTCAATAAAGCGATCTATGCGCTGACCGCACGTCTCCGAGCCGTAGGACACGCTCTTTTTACCGAGCTGCCAGTCGGTGCAGTGAATTACTGCGACCTCGGCTTTGCCTTTGCGAGTGTCCTTGGTTGGTGGCTTGACCTTGACTGGTGGCGTACCGAGGCTTGCATCCTTGGCGGCCTGATACACAGCCTGCACCAACTCGTCGTTTTTGACTTTGAGCTTTGCGTACTGCTGCTGAGAACGCTTGAGCGCCTCACGCAACTGCTCGAGCGTCTGCTCCTCGGCAATCTCGTTACTTAGAGACATGCTTGCGCCTAAATCGGTAAACAACGTTCCAATCGCACTTGAAGCCATGTTTGGTCAGCAGCCGGGCTATCGAGTGATTGCTGTAATCCAAGTTGTAAATCAGGTCGTACCATTCTTCGCCGTTTGGCTGTGCATCAATCCAAACGCCTAGGTCGTGCAACCTATTTTGTCTTGGTTCTATTTCGTCGCGTAACGCCATTGTCGTGATCCTCCAGGTGGTTGTCAATCTTGTGTTCCACCCTAGTAAGTATCTTGCGGACGTATGCGTGATCATCAGCATTTTCTTTGCGTGCACGCTCAATAAGTACCGCTGGCAGGACAGCTGCGCAGATGATGGCAATACCGCTAATTAGCGCTACGTAAATCTCTGTCGGCATGCAGGCTCACAAACTGCTGCACTTTCAAGGGTACCTTGTCCCCTGTGTAGTACCTGATGTGCCAAGGCTCTGATTGCAGCTCCCAACAGAAGCCGTACCAGTCGGCGTTAGCAATCATCCATTTGAGTCGATCACCGCTGGCATCACTGACATCGACCGCCAAGCCGAGGTTGTGCATGGATGTGCCCGGCGTTGCCATCGGTGCCATGCCAGGCTTCAGGTAGTACTTCTGCCCTTTGTACGTGCGCACAGACGTAGTGGGAATAGGTGCTGTCGTGTATCGGGCTAGAAAGCCTCGCTCCTGCGTCTCAAGGCTCCTGTACGTGTCTGCGACGCTTGTGGGCTTGAACGGCCTAATCCCGTCAGCGTGTGCAGCTCTACGCATAGCCTCCCACGCCTGAGCCGCCAATGGATGTAGTTGCCCATAGGGCCGAATAGTTTTGAGCAGGTAGGCAGGCAATCGCCCTGGCTGTACTCCTCGCAGGTCAGCAGGTAGTACTACTGGCTTGACCGGGTATTTCACTTGCGTCCGTACCGCGTGTCTTTAGTGTTTGCCCAAGCGTAGATCATTGGCAGTACTGCTGCTATTCCGGCTTTTAGCGCGCTTTCTGCGTTGTAGTTGCTTGTGATAAGCACGGCGACGCTTCCAGCGACGAAAGCTTTCAACCAGTCTTCGAGCATGGGTGCCCATTTCATAGGTCATGCCTTTGGTGCTGGTGGGTACGGATGTGCGGCTTTGACTTTGGCAACTGCGGCACGCCACGCAGCTTCTGTGTTGTCGCCACGTTGCCACTCAAAAAACAGGCCGTCTGATTGCTGTTCGTATGCCATGCGACGTGCGGATTCAACAGCAGCCACTTGATTGTCATAATCAACTTTGGGCCATGCTGCGTCTAGTTCGGCTTGTGTTGGCTTTGGTAATTTGCTGAACCATTGAAGGGTTGCGTAGTCGTTGCCATCCAATGCCCATTCGGTGCCGGGATAGTTCGTTGCTAGTACTAGTGCGTAGTCGGTCATGGTGCGAACTCGATTGCTGTAATGGTGGTTACTGAACGGTTGTCAGACGTTGCTTGACGGCCAATGTATGCCAATGGGTTGTTATTGCTGCGCATTTGGATTTTGTAAGTAATGGCGCTGGTTGTTGCGGGACTGTCCAAAAACACAATGCTAAACGGCAATGTAATTCCAGTGCTTTGATTGATCAAATTGAGTGTTGCGGCAAAGTTGGCATTCCCAGTGGATTGCGCTATGGCGGTGCTGCCGCGCACAAGATTGATTGGCGTGAAATTATCTACACCGTTTGAGCCATTGACCCCTGAAACCAAAACCAAAATTGTGCTGCTAGCGCTTGATGGCGTAATGGTCACCGAAACACCGGTGACATCCACAAACGTGGTGCTGGTCGTGCTAAATGAATCAGTTTTGAGCGTGCTGACAACCTGTCGTGCACCAGATGTCGAAGGCCCAACAGTTGCCCAGGCTGCGCCATCGTAATACTGCACAACGTTGGTGGACTCCAAATAACACAACTGGCCTTCCGCCAGAGTCTTTTCGCCCGAGCCACCAAAGCCAGCGTCGCGCGCTGTCGTGTCAGCGAACACTGGAACACCAGTTCGAGCGCTTTGATTCATCTGATCGGCAGTCAGAACCTGTGCAGCCGTAAATGTTGGAACAGTTGTCTGTGCGTTAGCGCCCATGGTTACCTCATCCTAATACGTTTGTGCCATCAAGTTGACCGTACACCGGGTCATCCAAAATGAGCTGGAACACAACAGTGGTCGGGGCTGTGTAGTACGTAATGCGATGCCCTGACGCAAAATTGATGTTGCCCTCAATGCCCTCAATGCTTAGTTCTGACGTGATAGTTGATAGCCCGGTGATGTCCTTGGTAATCGTGATGGTGTCTCCGATGTCCACGGTGGCAGCCAAAGCGCGCTCAGCGTTGTCCAGCAGGGCAAAGTTGGTGCTGACAGCCGTGAAGCGTGGCGATGGCTCAGGCTCCAGCAGATAATCAGCTAGGTCATCAATCTCGCCTTGCAAATGCAGCAGGCTGTTCGTGATCGACTGCGACTGAATGAAGTACGTGGCCTGACTGCTCAAATCCTCAGCCAGCGCATTTTTACCATCAAGCGCTTGCACGTAGGCACGATTTAGCACGCCATCAGCGTCAAACTCAATCTCCACGTTGTCATACGGTGTGTTGGTGTTGTCATCGGCAAACGTGATAACCGAACCGCTCAGCGTGGCTCCAATACGCGGCTGGAACGTAAACACGCCAGCGCGACTCATAAACACACGCCCCTGCTCAGCCTGGTTGATTTGCGTAATGTAGCCGAGCGTGTTTTGCCCGGCATTGAGCGTGTATGAGTTGTCGTGGCCCATGTTGACCGTGCCCACGTCAATAGCCGTGGTGCCTGTGTAATTGACCTCTGGCAACGCTAGAACAGTCTCAATGCGTTCTCCCGAGGTTTCCGCACTCGGGTTGAACGCAGCCATCTGCGTCTGAGCCAGCAAATAGAAATCGTCTGAGCATTGCACCGCCACCGTGTTAGGGCCAGCCAAAGCAAACTCGTAGTTGTAAGCCGTGACGTAGCCGACAAACAGGTATTCCGATGATCGGCTCAGCCTGACTCGACGCATAGGTGCAAGGCCCGGCTTGTCGTTGCTTGGGTCGTAATAGGGGCTGGCAGTGTCATACGGCCCAAGGATGCCTGTCTCGTCCGTCATGCGGAAGCTCATAGTTCCGGCACCGAACTGATCGTCAATGTTGCGACGGCCTCGCCTGTAGGCAACCTCGGTCACATACTCGGTGATGTCTGCGTAACCAGTTTGAGGCCCTAATCCATAGGTGGTGTTGTTGAGTACGCCTTTGGTTGCGTCATCCAACCTGAATGAGTTGTAGTCAAAGCCTGTGTCAAGCTCGAGCAGGTAACTACCTGATTGGACAACGCTGGCAGCCATGGTTACGCAATCTGTACGTCGAGTGGGCCGCTGCGACGGTTGTACTGTTTCAACGCGTTCACGATGGTGTCACCTAAGCGTTCATCGGCAATAGTGCTGTTGACCGTCACGTTGTACACAGCCTGCTTAGGCGCGTACGCCGCGTCCAGCATGGCTGGTACTTCGTAGTAGCGGCTCTTGGGGTCATACACCGAAGGGTCAAACGGCTGCACGGTCATTTGACCGCCACCGCCACCGCGACTACCACCGCCGCCGCCACCCGATGGAGCAGGCAACGTCACCGGGGCAATAGTTGGAATCACTGGTACAGCAAACCGACGCGATAAGACATCGCCACTTTCCAAATTGCTTGCACTACTGCTTGCAATTGGATACGGCGCGCCAAATGGTTGTTCGCTCAATCGTGGCAATTTGACGTTTGGAATCAATGGCACGTCAATTGGGCTAATGACATTAAATGCTTTATTGATGTAGTTGACAGCTTGTACTGCCGAGTTGGCTAGCAACTCAAATCCTGCAATGCCCAGGTTTATGAACTGAGCAACTCGACCTGATAGATCCTTGAACACTGCGCCGCCATCCATGCCTAAGCCCTGAATGGTGATACCAAGCGATGCAACTACAGCGGTAAACAGACCCAAGCGACTGCCGAGGCTGGCATACGACAAATTCAATCCATAATTGCTTGCGTCCAAGGCTTTCGTTGTCAACTCAACTACTGCCAACGTGGCTGCATACACGCGCATAATGCCGTTGATTGTCAACACGCTGGCAGCAAGACTGCCAATGACAAGAATTAGTTTTACAATAACGTCGCTGTTGTTTTGTGCTAGTTCAGCAAGTTTCTGGATACGCGGTAGGAGTTTTTCAAGTATCGGCAAAAATGCTGCACCGATGGCTTCTTTAGTTTCGCCAATAGTCAGCGACAATTTTTTCATTTCGCCCTCAGCGCTGTTAGCAGCCACAGCAGCTGAGCCGCCAACCGTGCCAGCCACAGCCATAAACACTTGATCAAGTGATGCGCCTTCTTTGATGAGTTCGCGTACCGAGGGCAGCAACGTGCCCAGCGCCTTGGTGTTGCCACCGTACGCCTTGGCGATGGCATCCGTAGCCGTGCCCAAATCAACGCCAGTAGCTGCTGCGATGTCGAGCGCCAGTGTGAGGCCATCCTGTGCCGAAGTCATTTCCCCGGTCACCTGGACAAGCGAAGCGAGGGCTGGGCGTAGCTCATCGTCAGCCACAGCCGCCGACATCATCGTGGACTCAATAAACGCCTCAGCCACCTTGATGTTGGCTTCCCCAGCCAGCGTATTATTTGTGATTGCCTTTGCCAGCAGTGCTTGTGCTTTTGCGTCCTCAATAGCGGCCTTCGTCGCGTCACCGATGACGACAGCCAGCCCACCGATAGCCGCAGCTGCCGGTATGGCAGCCTTCTTGAGGGCGAACTGGGCTTTAGCGCCAGCGCCTTCAAGGTTCTTGAACTCGGCAACAGCCTTGCTAATGCCTTTGCCATCAAACTCGGAAATGATTGGGATTGTTACAGCCATTAGCGAGTCAGTCTATTCGTAGTGGCCTCATTGATTTTTTCTACGACTCGACCAAGGTTCTCGTTGACCTGATCGGCATTGCGCTCGTATGAAGGCCACATCAAACGCGATGGTGCACCGTAGAGCGATGACAACGCTGATGCCAAACGATTAGGTGCTCCACGGCCCGCCATGTCAAAGATTGTGCCTGCCGGGCTTTTCATCGTGACGCTAAAAACAGCCAGGCTGTTTCCACGCCTGCGGTTACTGAAACGCGCAATGATGGATTTGCTGACCGAGCTTTGTGCCCACGGCATGAGCCTGCCGCCCTTCCAATTACGCGACATACCCGACAACGGCAGATTCACCACCTTGCTTCGAGCATCCTTGACAATCGGATCAACAATGGTCTTAAACTCTTTCTTGATCTCCTTGGCAAGCTCAGGCTCCATGCGCTGCAACTCGCGCAGCGTCTCCTTGACACCGACAACAGTTACAGATGTTTCAGCCACGTTGTTGTTGCTTTCTCGCCAGCAGTAACACGGTAGCCAAATCCTCGGAATCGAACTCGATGTTCGGAGGCCACCACCCGGTCGCCAACAGCAGCTCCGCTAACTGGCGACGGACGCTGTTGCTTCCGTAGGGTTTGCGTGGGCAGTCTCCACTACCTCAAAATCCTCAACGGACACAAGCCAAGTGTCATAGTCGCGGCCTTCACGCTTATTGACGTTGAGCTGATGCCACGCCATAAACATGATGTCATCGATACCGATACCAGCCTGTAGATCGCTGGCGCGGCGCTTGAATTTGCGTTCCCACGCAGCAGCCGTAGCGATTGTTGTTGTGACTTGCTCTGTAACCAACTCTGCTGCTGGTGTCTTGAATGACACCTTGATGGTTAGTTTCACGCCGTGGTGTCCTCTACGAGCACGCCACCAGTGATGGTGATTTCTACTTCGGACAGTTCACCGACCGAGCCGTTCACGAGATCGAGCGACTCAAGGTAGCCGCCAGTGATTTGGAACTCTGGGTTGGTTGCCGAGATTGCACCCGAGGTTGGCTTTACTGCGACGTACACGTTCGTGCCGACAAGTGAGGTGAGGTCAACGTAGGTGCCGGGCGTTGCCGAGTACTCCATGAGCAGCGTGGCGGTCACCGTCACGTTGGTAAGGCCACCAACGAACTGGCGGCCAGTGTTACCAAACGAAGTGGAGTCAAGCGCTTCACGCGACTTGGTGATGACCACAGACTTGCACTGATCGGTCAGGTCTTTGATTCCGGCAAGGTTGACACCGATGCCGAATGTTGGGGAAGCCAGGTAAGTGGTTGCGTTAGCCA